TTAGTGCCATGGTTCTGGAGGCTGCATGGAAGGCGGTTGTCGCTTTCTACGAGGCGGTAGACGTGGAGTTCCTGTGGCTCCTGCTTTGCGGCGTCTTCATCGGAGACCGGGACTGACATGAGCAAACCGGGAGGATCGACACTTATGAAGGAATTGACGTTCTCGAGGGCGTTGGTGGACGCGGCAGGGCAATATGTGAGGAACAATGCCCGGCTGACCGGAGACCAGTGGAACCTGCTGTGGAAGTTTGCGCGGGGATACCATGGGGATACCACGATGGCATGCGCGGCGATCTTCTACGCGCTGCACGAAGGGGCGGAGATTGAGGAACTGGAGAAATCGACGCTATGACACCCGCCCAAGATGACGCGTTCAAGCGGATCGACGAGATTATGCGAGAGCACTTCGAGGCCGGGGTGATTGTGGTGAAGGGCGAGCACACCGACAAGACCGAGGACATTCGTTCGACGTGGCATGGTGGCTACGCGACCAGCATCGGGCTTTTGGAGATGGGGAAGCTGCACGCGTGGCATGCGAGCAGCAGAATGGACGACGACGAATCATGAACCCGAAACTCGCACAGGTACTCGTGGCAATGTCAGGGCTTCCAACCAAAGTGGTCGATGAGGTGTGGGAAGAGGTGAAGGCGAACCACGCCAAGCTGGAGGGGTGCCCGATACACGAGTTCGAGTTAATCCTGCCGACGCAGCCGTTGCGGCATCGGTATCGGTGCAAGCGGTGCGGCGGGGAGATCAAGGGCGACGCGCACCACTGGTACGAGCGTGGGTTGGAGGACGGGAAGAAAAAACCATGAAAACATTCCTGGAATTGTTCTGTTCGCGGTGGCGCTGGGGTCGTCGGCTCCTTGGTGGCAGGTGGGAGCTGTGGTGGTGCGATCCGGCTACTGCGTGGGTTTGGATCAAGGTTGAGGAATGGACGCATGGTGGAAAACGCCCGGCTGGGTGCGCCATATGGGAAGACCATCCGAGGCCACTGGCCCGGGAGGACTACACGAAAACCACGCTATGAAGCTCTCCATGCTCGAGCTCGAACGGATGGCGAGGCGCGGGGCCGAGGACGGCCACGATCCGGCATGGCATGCGCAGATGACGGACTCACCGCGGATCCGGGCAGCAATGAAGCAGGTGCACGATGCGACCCTCGTGCAGATGAAGCGTGACGAAGATCAATACCTGGCCGCGTGCGACTGGGTGAGGAGGAGCGCCGAATGAACGACGATTTGAAAGTCAGGTTTTCGATTCCGGACAGCAAGATGCCGTTTATGAAGTCGGACGAGTACCGGCTCATCGTCCGCAAGCTGCGTGTGCTGGGGTTCGAGATCCCGCCGAAGGAGTTGAGGTGGCTGAAGGACGCGAAGAGTCTGGGGCTGGAAGCGAAGCGACAGATGTTCCTGCAAACCCTGCAGGCCGCGGGGATTAAGGCGCTCACGGTTTACTACGACCCGAAGTCGCGCGCGACGCAGTATGTAGCACTGAGGAAACAACCATGACGAAAGCTATCCTGAAGGTCGGGGCTGTGATGGGAGTCCTTGGCGCCATCGTGCATCACGCGCTGAACGTCTCCGTCGCGATCATCGGCATTGGAGCCATGGCGATTGGGCTCCTCGTGGCCGTGGTTGTTGCGGCCGCGGTGAGCTTGAAGCGGGACGACGACGACAAATGAGACCAACTAAATACGAGTCCCTGATTTGCTGCGGCCTGATTGCCGAGCTCTATCGTGTGCTGAATACATGGGAAGAGACCGGGCGCACGCGGGAGGGTGAAGCCTTGTGGCCCTTCCCTCTTATTTGGGGCGAGGCGATGAGCTACGAGCGGCGCCTGGGGCCGAGGGACCGCTACCATTGGGTCCGGGAGTGGGCGCCGATGGCATTGTGCCGGGTGGTTGAGCGCACGCTCTACGTCGCGATCCGTGGCACGGGCACGCGGCACGAGTGGAGCAATAACGCGCGGTTCCAGCAGCGTCGGTTTTCGGTGCAATTGAGCTCCGGGGAGTATCCAATGGGGCTGGTGCATGACGGTTTCGCGGATTCGTTCGAGTCTATGTGGGAGGACCTCTTGGAAGCGGTCAAAGACAGCCTTGCTGGCGCTGACAGGGTCATTGTCACTGGTCATTCCCTGGGCGGAGCGATCGCGACGCTCGCGTACGCCAGCTTGGTCACACGATTTCCGATTGCGCGGATCACCAAGGGCGTGGTGTTCGGGTGTCCACGGGTCGGAAACCCGGAGTTCGCGATGTCTTTCGGGACTATTGGCGACGCCGGCGCGTTCTGGCGGTATGAGCTCCTCCATGATCCGGTGGTGGAGCTGCCTCCGAAGAGCATTTTCGGCCTGTTGAGGTTCAACCACGTCGGGGAAATCATCGTTCTCCCGCGCCAATTCCTGAACGCTGCCGAGAATCACGCGATCTCGAGCTACCACACGGCGATCAGGGATACCCCTGAATTGCAACCGGGAGGGGGCGTCCTGACTTGAGCAGCCTGGGCGGCATGACAGAAGGCTTTTTGTCCGGCCCCCTCCCCGGTCAGGACCAGAATCTCACAGCAGAGCAGCTCCAGGACCTCCTTTTTCAGGACTTTGAGGTCTGGGCCCGGAGTTTCGCGGTGTTTCGGTCGATCAAGGGCGGTGCGCCACACCGCGGGCTCCTGCCGAACGTCCTTCAGTTGCGGGTCATCGCGCACTACCGGCGCTGCATGATCGAGAAACGCCCGTGCCTCATCATGATTTTGAAGCCCCGGCAGAAGGGCGCTTCGACGATCGCTGAGGCGGTGTGCTACCGGCACATGCGGACACACGAAAACCTGAACGGGGCGCTAATGGGCGACGTTCAGAGCACCTCGGACAAGGTTTTCGAGATGTTTCGGACCTACGCGACGGAAGACGAATACCCGTACGCGGATGGCAAGCCGAACATCAACCTCGACAAGACCACCACGGACGAAATCGTCCTCGGCAGCGGGTCAAAGTGGTGGAAAGAGACCGCTGGCAGCTCCAACGCCGGTCGATCCGGTACCGTCCAGGTGCTCCACCTCGACGAAGTGGCCTACTTCCCCTCCTCGGACACGAAGGATCCGACCACCGCGGTGCTCGGCGCGTTCTACAAGGAGGGCCCGATGTCCCTCGGGTTCGCGACCTCGACCGCCAAGGGTGCCACGGGCTGGTTTCACGATACCTGGTGGGGCGACAACGATTGGTTCAAGGTTTTCGCGGCTTGGTACGAGTTCGACGACGCGGCGACACCGTTCCCGACTCCGCAGGCCCGCGCTCAATTCGAGCGCACGATGACCAAGGACGAGCTCGAGGAGCAAATCCTCTACAAGGTCTCGCTCGAGCAGCTCCATTGGCGCCGGAAGAAGATCAAGACCGACTACAAGGGCGACACAGGAAAATTCCGGCAGGAGTATCCATCAAGTGCACAGGGCGCCTTCCTCAGTTCGAGCCGGATGCGGTTCGAGGAGACATCGGTTGCTGCCATGGTGGCATGGGCCAAGACGAACGATACCCGGGAAACCGGCAACCTCCGGCAGCAGATCGAAGGCGGGGCCGCGTCATGGATGCCGGACCATCAGGGGTCGGTTCACCGGTGGGAAGAGCCCGTGTTTGGGCGGAAGTACCTCGTTTCGGTGGACGTGTGCACCGGGAAGGACCAGCAAATCGGCGGATCCACCGCGGACCCTGACTGGCACTCTGCCCAAGTGTGGCGACAAGCGTTCATGGACGAGGACGGCGTCTACCGAAAGCCCGCTTTGGTCGGTCTTCATCACTCGAGGGAGGACATTGACATCCTCGCCGAGATCATCGCCGCGATGGCGGCGTACTACGGCCACTGCCTCGTCATTCCGGAGGTGAACAACTGCGGGCTCGCCCTCGTGAAGGCGCTGGTGCGGCTCAAGGTGAAGGTGTTCCGGCGACAGGCGCACGTACAGCGTCGCCAGCAGGAAACCGAGGAACAGAAACTCGAGGCGTTCGGTTGGTCGACCGACAAGCTGACCCGGAAGTGGATGATCGACGAGGTTGCCCCCATCATCCGGCAAGAGGGCGTCGAGATCAAAGCCCCGGAGGTGCTGGCGGAGTTTCAATCCTTCATCATCGACGACAACGGGACCGCGAAGGCCGCGCCGTCGAAGCACGATGACCACGTCATGTCGGCGTGCATCGGCATCTACAATCTCGGGCACGCGACGGAGTACAAGCTGGCGAAGCTGACGGGGATGGACCTCAGCCGGCTCGGGCGGGATCCGAAATACATGGCCGGACCCGGGTGGCGACGCCGGATCCCCATGGATGCGCTGAGGAGCAACCGCAGGTAATGCAACCGTGAGACCGCCGTGGAGCCTCGCAGGTTGGCCGGCATGGCAACCGCAATTGACGAAACTCAGAGGTACAACGCGACGCGCTTGGGCCCGCCGAGTATCGACACCACTGCTGCGTTCAATACCCCGCGGGAGAGTCGAAACCCGCAGCAGCAGCTACTCCTGAAGCAGCGCAATGAGCTCGAAAAGCGCACCCTAGCCAACAAGGGGGAAGTGGTTGGAGGCATCGGTCAGGCGCTCTTGGACGAGGAGAAGGCGGCGCAACAGGGCACGCGCGACGCAATGGCTGGCGTGGCGCTGAACCAATCCCGCACGGCGGCACTGGCCGCGCGTGGCTACGGTCCGGACGGTGAACCGATGGCCCCCGGCCAGACTTTCGCCTCTCCGGGCGCGGGCGCACCGATGGCGAGCTCCCCAGCCTCCCAGTACCAATCCCCCGCCTCGGCGCAGTACCAGTCTCCTGCAGGCCAGCCCCAACCCCAGCAGGGGCAACCCACAGCCCAGCGTGGCTTTGCCATGCGGAAGATGCCGGACGGCCAGTTCAAGACGTCCTCGACCATCAATCAGGCCACCGGGAAGACGGAGCAAAGACTCTTCACCACCCGGGACCAAGCACTCGCGTTCTACGGTGCTGGCCCGGCAGCGGCTCCCGCAGGCGGAGCAACGGCGGGCGTGCAGATTGCGCAGCAGCAGCCTCCGGCCATGCAGCCGGAAGGCGCGGACTCGTTTGGGTACGGATCCAACGGGGCCTCTTCGACGGCGCCGGCGCAACCCAGCTCGTCGTTCCGTCCTGGTACACCGCTCGGAGCAGATGCGCTCATGCGCACGCCAAACCGCTCCGCTCAACCCATCGCGCAGCCGGGAGCCCAGCCCGCTCCTCAACCCGTCGCGCAATCGAATGCGAATGCGACGCAGGAGCTGACCAACTACCTGACGAACAGCATCCCCCAGAGCGGACCCGCTGGCCCGCAGAACATGGTGCAGGACCGCATTTCGGAGTTCGCACAGTCGCAGGCCCCCATGGCGATCACGCAGCCTCGCCCATCGGTGACCGCGATGGGGACGGCTGGCGTGAGGACCCCTCAAG